CACGCTGAAAGCAAACAAGATTGATCTTGACGCGCTGATTACAGAGGTAAACGGTTTAAAAACAGGTGGCGTAAAAGCGACATCGCTTTACACGGAAAAATTGGTCGTCACGAATGGATATGTTCATATTGGTGAGCATGACGGATCGTGGAAATCGATTGACGTATGCACTGGTGTCCATTACAGCACAACCAATCGGTACTGTAAAAGTCCTTCGGACGCAACCATAACGATCAAGGAAATCAGTGGAGTTTGGGGCGACTTTGAAACAATCAACTTTTTGGGGTATTAATGATGTTGACAGAACTTTTTGACGAAATGCTTGATACGCTCAACCGAATCCACGTGAGCAGCGAAGAAGACATAAACCGTATGCAATGGCTATTCAAAACCGTAAGAGCGCTTAAAGGCATGGTAAAAATCGAGAAGAGAGAGATCAAAGAGGAGGAAGAGCGTGAAAATCCAGACCAATGATGGGAAAGTGTGGCCGGTTCTATGGGTGTCAGCTGCAATCGGCAGCGACGAACTTTGGATTAACATGGAAAACAAAGAAAAAATTTCGGAAGTCGCGAAATCTTTTGAAGAGTGCGACAAGATTATCGTCGAAGGTTCTGCTGAAGGCAGAATTATTTATGAAGGATATTCAAAACTTACGCATATTATGGATGACGGAACTTTGACGATCCGAATGAAAAAGGAGTGACAAAGTATGATTTCGGGCGAATTTACGCGCAAGATTGACGTAGACGCTGAAATCCTCATGACTCCGATTCGGACGCTTTACGCGTCCGGTGACAAAAATGCGCATACTTTCGAGCTTTCGCTTTATCGCAACAAAGAGCCGCTGGAAATCGACGGAGCGGGTGTTATCGGCTATTTCATTCGCGCCGACGGTTATACTGTTCCAGTCGATGGAACAGCGAGCGGAAGTGTCGCGAAAGTGACGCTATCGGAAAGCTGCTATGCGGTCGTCGGACAGTTTAACCTTATTATCAAGGTCACTATCGGAAGCGAACGAAAGGCGGTTTTCTGGGGCAACGGATATGTCACGCGCAGTCAGACCGACGCAATCATTGACCCAAGTCAAACAATTCCG